AGCCAAGTACTTCAACAACGGATCCAGAGTTCATGCCGCAAGTATCGGCAAGGCCCTGGAAGGACCGCACGTTCACATGATAATCCTGGATGATGTTCTTCAGGAGTTTCCAAACCTGACGGACGAGAAGGTAATCCACTATATCCGCAGGGTCGTGATGCCGATGCGGCTTCCTGATGCCAAGTTGCTGTTGATAGGAACTCAGAAGAGAGTTGGGGATGTGACGGACTGGGTAAGTGGCAACAAGAAATGGGATTCGATAAGACATCCAGCATTGCTCAATGACGATACACCACGCTGGCCTGAGTATTGGTCGCTTGATCGGTTGATGGAGGAAAAAGAGACAATGGGAAGCAGGGCTTTCGAGTCCGAGTATATGTTGAATCCATTGGATCCCGAAAGTGCGGTAATTCCCTATGAGATACTCAACAAGGCACTGGACAAGGGACTTGAGATGGGGATTGCTCCTGCTGATGATGAATGGGACACTTACATGGGAGTTGATCTTGCAGTAGGTATGGACAGCAGGAATGACGAGACCGCCTATGTGATTATTGGCTTTCACAAGCCTACGGAAGAGCGCAGGGTACTGTATGCCTGGTCGGGTAAGATCTACGCCAAAGGACAGGGCTGGTTAGAAGCCCAAGTGGTCAGTTTGAAGGAATTGGCAAACAGGTTCAATCCTACTAAGATCATGGTAGAGTCAAATGGTTATCAGAGGCTTGTAGTTCATGCGGCTGCAGATTTGGCGGGACTTCCAGTGGTGGGACACAATACAGGAAGAGAGAAGCACAAGCACGATGTGGGGATCCCATTGATTGCGCTCAAGATGGAGCAGGAGAAGTACAGCATCCCTTGGGGGAAAGAGTCGAATGAGCACAGCCGACCAGGAACCCGTAAACTGGTGGATGGATTGAGCAGACTTATCTATGGAAAGAACGGAAGGCTGGAGGGTCACACTCCAGATACGGTGATGGCGTTATGGATGTGCGAACTGGCGATCCATGAGGATCACAAGCGAAAACTTAACTATACAAAGTGGGATTATTTTCAATAAGGTATAGATAGATATAAATATAGTCTTATATACTATGTTCCCCAGATGAGAGGACACACTCTTGAATTATTCCTGGGCGTTAGCTTTATTCATACACCATTAATCTGTCCTCTCGTCACTCTGGAGATCTATGGGTAAGGCCCGACTGGAGTTGTTTGGGATCACAAGGGAGACAAAGACGAAAGTGCAGATCATAGCGAAGGCGAAGAACATCAGTACGGCGACATTACTGGAGCCAGTGTTACGCAAATATGTAGAAGAGCCTCCCAACAAGAAGATAATCTATAGGCATGGGTTGAGGCAATGAACTATCCAGTTCCAGGTGGTGTGAAGAAAGAAGCCATGCAGGGACGGGATCTCTACAACAAATTCGGATATGGTGGAGGTAAAGTAACAGCCAGGATAAACACTTATTTAATAAACATGAAAGAAGTGGGACACACTACAGCGATCAAGGTACATACTTACTACAGGAGACATGAGAAAGTAGACCCACAGGGAGAGAATTTCGATAATAAAAAAAGACCAAGCAAAGGCTACATCATGTGGAAACGCATGGGTGGAGATTCAGGTCAGGCATGGTCACGCAAGTTAAAGAGACAGATAGATTCCGTAAACAAACAAAAACTTAAAAACATAAACGACAGGTTGGAGAAGATAAGAAATGGGCTTGCTCGATAGATTCCGTAGAAAACCGATCCGAAAGACGGGGATAGCAGCGTTCATGGAGAACAATTTGGAAAAGGAGGCCAGGACTCCTGTATATTCGGGTGTAAGTACGGATATTGCATACAGGGAGGCTATCATACCTCCAGTGGATCAGAGTTATCTGGAGTTGCTGGCCGAGAGGTATTCCCACTTACGGACGGTAGTGACCAGGATAGCCAGTCAGACAGTGGCGAAGGAATGGGAGCTTATACCATTAGGAGAAGGAGATTCTGAAGAGAAGTCGGCCTTGTCCAAGATATTGAGGGATCCCACTAATGGTAATGCAGACATAACGGGCATGGAGTTCTTCAAGGCGGTCATCAGGCAGCTTGAGGTGTTCGATGATTGTTGGGTAAGTCTTGTCTATGATCGGGTCATGGACGGGAGTGGAGAGGAGACAGGCAAGGTGGCCAAGGAACTTTGGGTAGAGGATGCCAAGCACATGCGGTTCTATGTTGATGGTTACGGTAAGTTTATGGACGATAAGATGTTCGATCCGTTGACGAGGGAGTTCATGGGTGGGACTCACAACAAGGATACTGGCACGAAGCTGGTTCCGATGGCTTACTTCTACGATATGGACGGGGATCAGATCCCGTTTGCGAGGGATGAGATAATTCATTTCAATAAGTACAGTTCAACGGCACGATTGTATGGGCAATCTCCGATAATAGGGCTTTCCAAGAAGATAGAAACGGCATTGGCAATAGAGAATTTACAAAATAAAGTATATAGGTTAGAAAGACCACCAAAGGGTTTCTTGGATATTCCAGGTCACAATGAGGATTCACTTAACAGGTTAGGAGAGTACATAGCAGAGGAGACCAGAAGAAACCCGAACTTTATTCCGATAATAAGCAGTCAGGAAGGAACCAACACGGCCAAGTTTGTCAGCATCATGCCCAACTTCGATGAGTTGATGATGTTGCCATATATGGAACGGATCAACAACGACATCAATGCTGCGTATGGTGTCATGCCATTGGTGGTTGGAGATATGTCGGGGGTCGGTGGGTTGAATTCAGAAGGAGAGCAGATCACCATCTTTGACAGGACGATCAGGGAGACACAGCGTTGCATAGAGTTGGGATTGATCAAACCGTTGTTGAGATTGATGGGCATAAGGACCTGGGCAGTTCGGTTCCATGACATTAACGAGAGGAACGAGACCCAATATTTGAACAACATGAATCTAAAGGCACAGATAATTACCCAGTTCCAGAACTCAGGTATTGATGTGGATTTAGGGGAGGATGGAGAATTAGTAATTCCGAAGTCGTCAGAAGCGGTGAGGCAGGATTTTCTAAGGCGTACTCAGGAGTCGCTGGAGGAAGAGGAGCCAAACGAGCGTCACTCTACATTGACAGAGCTTTACGAGAACTTAGATCGGTCCTGACCAGAGAGTTTCAGAACCTCAAGGGGATCACTAACGTAGTAGATCTAAGGGCAGCCGTAGCAGACATAACTCTGATGATCTCAAAGCAGTTGAGAGAGGCAATAGAGGATGATGTGACGGACGCTTATCTCAATGGAGCTCGATCTGCGTTTGCCGATGCTCCAGGACTGGGGGTGAAGTCCTATGAGCAGGATGACTACGACTTGGACGACATCAGGATCCTTCAGAACAACGGACCTCTGGGTATGGCGTTGGGTCAGTTCGAGCGAGATCTGAATAATGAGATGAACAAGGTTATCTTTGAAGCGGCTGCTTTGGAGGTAGTGATGTCTACTATGGTAGATCAGGTAAGGGCTGTGGCGAATACTCAGGCGTGGAAATTGGGAAGGATAGCCAGGACCGAGATGTTGAATGTATTTAACGAGGGTAGATTCAGGGGGTATGCGAAGGCCGAGGAGATACTGGGCGACAGATTCAAATACGGTTTGCAGATTATAAATGACAGTAGAACATGCGGAGCGCATCAGGAGTTGAGTGGCAGGATTCCAGCAGGAGGTTTGTTTTTGGATGAACTGATCCAGCTACAACAATCCATTGGGGCAAGTTTCAATATGACACTTACAGGGAAAGCGTTACTGCACCCAAATCAGAGGACCGTGTTGGTGATGGTAAGATGAAGAGAGATCCCATAGACAAGGAGTTCTGGGATTGGTGGGATAGTTTATCTGATTACGAGAAAGATCAGGAGATAGGTAGATGAAACACTGTAGGAAATGCAGTTTAAGTGCGATGAGTGTTCACATCCTCAGTAGTGGGTTCTGTCAGGAATGTCAGAGCGAACTGGAGTGGAAGAACGCACCCCGTATTCATAAGCAGCAGATGGAAAGGAAAGCACGTATTCAATATTACGAGAAGGGAGAAGAATACGTCAAGAAGAAGTGGAAGGACAAGTACGGTGATGATGATGTCGATACTGTAAGGGGATATAATGGTTAAGATAGAAATGAACTTTGATCCCAATTTGGGGAATGTCAATAATGATTTTAGTATATTGCCTGATGCGATCATGCTCCTCACAGCAGATGCGATAGAGCAGACTGCACTGGATGTCAAGGCCGATGTATCTGGTGAGATGTTTCAGGCATGGCCGCAGGGAGTAGCCAGTGACCGCAAACTCAAACAATCCGTAGAAGTGGACGAGTTCAGGGAACTGTCCAATGGATTTGTAAGATACACGGTAGGAACAACGGTCCCTTATGCACATCATATCGAATACGGGACGAACCCCCACAGCGCAACCACTGGAGACGGGGAATTTATGAGAAGTATAATAGAATGGACAGATCGTGTATTGGGTTACGGTCCTGCTATGGCTAATGCTATTGCCAAGAACATAAGAAGAAAAGGGATCCAGCCAAGACCGTACTTCAGAAGGGCAGTAGTAAAGAATGCTCCTAAATTTAAAGAAACCTGGGCACTTATGTTAGCAGAGAGATTAGAAGCTGACCTTAAATCATCGTTAAGTGCAGGGGATTTTACTTCACATAGCGGTAGAAAGGCATAGACACA